ATTTGATGCCGCTGCGTCATCTTGAACCTCAGATGGTCCAGACTCAACTCTAAATACTTTTTTACTTACACTTGTTCCTGTAACTACTGATGCACCTGTACTAACGATACTGTCAGTCATAACGATTGATGCAGTTTTAACTGTGCCAGTATTCAGTGATATTACGTCTGTTTCTTTTGCACCAACACGATAACCTTGAATTACAACAGGTGGTTTATCATCAACATCATTGAATCCAAAAAGATATAGATGACTTGAAATACCAACTGATGTAGTAAGACCAACATCAAATGCTTGCCAATCAACATTGACAGGTTCACCTGTTATCGCTTTAGGTGTAATAATGTTACTGATAAATGCGGTATCATCCTTACTAAACGCAACATTTTTAAATCCATCAGATGTAAGTGCTATCTGTCCAAAGTTTGAGTTAGAGTTTGTAACTGATGCGTCACTACCAGATTCAGCAGAGAAATGACGATTAAATCCAATCGCAAACACTGATACGATCTGCATAATCGCATCGTTTTTCATGGAGATATGTGCAGTCTTCCACCCAGTTCTATAAACTGCATTAGAATCTAAATGATATACTTTGTTAGGATCTAGTGAGGATGACTCTTTAGGTAAAGCAGCACCTTTTGCTAGATTAATGGTTATACTTTCAAATTTTCTTGACGACGAGTTATATTTAACAAACGCTCTGTCGTCTTTTTGAAGTGAAATACCAGTGAACTGTGCAACAACAATACTCTTAAATCCTGTTGCTTTTGAACCGTCAGCTAACACACCATTCATACCAAATACAGAACGAAGTGATACGTTGAAAATATATGGAGAAGCACCTGTTACTGTATCAGTTTCAATTGTAATGGTTTGATTTGTTGTTTTTTGTGGAATAGCACGGAGTCCCTGTGGAACTGATGGTAACAAATAAGTAAATTCTGTTTCAGATAGAATACTTTGTACTTTTGTTGATATATTATATTCTTTTTCTGATACACCATTTATTTTGATTGGTGTTCCACTACTAAAACCATGAGCTGTTTCCGTTGTAACAGTTACAACATTTCCTGCAGTATTTCCACTTCCAGAAAAAATATCTGAAATTACTATTGGATCTGATGCAAAAGCACCAACAATTTCAAACTCAGGTCTTTGAGGTGCAAAACCCTCTGGATTTGAAGGGAACTTTTCTTCAATATCTCTAGTTGAAGCGATATTAAATGCGTTAGACAACTTACTATAGTAAATTTCTAAATCTGTTAGATTAAATCTATCAACTGTATTAACACCATCTGCGTATTCAAAACAAGTTAGTTTGTGGTGAGAAAAACTTGGGATTGATTGATTATTTGCAGAGAAATCGACTGGATCAGTATATACTAATTTATTTTCATTTGCATCAAAAATAGAAAATTGCCAGAAATAACAAGTACCTGTAACTCTGAATATTGCTGTAGCAGGTGCTGCTAAATCTGTTGGATTTGGAACATATTTTGGTTTTATCTTTGTTTTTCTTAAGTCTAATCCAACGATAGATGTACCACGAGGAACGATTACACCTCCGTTGATACTATTAAATTTGTAAAGTATATTATCTTCTTGATCTATATCAAAATTAGAAGTGAGATTTAGTGTAAGAGTGGTTGCAGCATCGGACTCTGCACCAGATGGTGAAACTGCTAAAGCATTATCTGCATTAGATGGATTAACCTTTACACCAAATCCTGGTCTATTATCAATTTCATGCTCACCTGGATATATTAATATTGTTGTTCTCTCTATTAAATCATTATTTTTTCCTAATACATATGAAAATCTAGCAGACTCAAGTAAAGCCCTTTGAATTGTTTTGAATGGTTGTGCTAATGAATTACCCTGATTCGTAATCGCATCAGTGGAATCTATATCATTTGGATTCACATAAAGAATACGACCTTCAGTATTCTTTATAAAATTCTCCAGTTTATTAAGAGGCATCGCTTTATTTTTTACAAAATATTCCTATGATCTATTTAGTTAGGTAAATTCTTCCTGTTCATAAAGATATTCTAAATCATCAGGTAAAAGTTCTGGATTCTCCAATTGAACTGGAAAATAAAGAGGGTGTAATTCTTCTAACATCAAATACCCATATGCTTTATACATGTACTCAGGGTCATAGCAAGGATTTTCATCTGCCACTTGACATAACTCTTCATCCCATATATGTCCAAAAGGCAATTCATCAAATGTAAATGGCATACCATTGATGAAAAACATTTTGACGATCATTTTACTATCGTCAAACCAACAAAATTTGGTGGAGAGTTTGTACACAGATTGTAAGCAGGTAAACTATTTAGCCTGCATCATCATTCTCGTGACGATGTATACGAACAATATCATCTACATCATCTTCAATTTTTTCTATTGCTTGACGAATATCATCGTGTAATCTTTCTACAGGAGTCTTCTCCTTTTCCATTTTTATTTCAGTTAACCACAATATTTATATTGTAATACAGCACACCAATTATGTCAACTACATGATGCAATTCATTGCACCAATAGTATTTGTTGCTAACCAACCAGTTGCAATATATTTTGTATTCAGTGGTGGATTACCTCTATGTAGATGTGTGAATGAACCAGGAAAAATGACAACTCTTCCTTCTACTGGTCTAATTCTCTGTTTCTGATATAAAAATTCTGTCTCACCCTGCTCTACATCATTAAAGTAAACAGACCAAACCAAAGTTCTAGATGCGTTTGTTAGTTCTCCACTCTCTGAATGAAAGTTATGATAACCATGAGTTGGAATTGTTTTTTGTAATAAACATCCACTGCTATGAAAATTCCATTCTTTTAAAAATGGAAACCAATTAGTATATTGTTCCAAACATAATCTTACAGCATCTAAAATATGTTTTGCTGCTTGAGGATTAAATGCTTCTAGATTTAACTGTTGATCTTGAACATAATTATTGTCTCGATTAACAATTTGTGTTGACGTATCTATCGTGTCAATGATAAATTTACAAAAATCTTTTTGAATTACATTGTCCCACACACCAATAAAGTCTTGATTTAAAAAGACCTCTGGTACATTCAAATTTTGATCATACATAATTAAGTTTTCATTATATAACAAAGAGCGTGATATGCAGGTTTATTATCAATAGGAGTGCCACTTCCAACTGCTGAACTACGACCTGCTGATGCATTACTTCCTGTGCTTGCTAAGTTGTAAGATTCAAAAAGATTACCTGCACCAGTTCCCTTGGCAACCTGATTATTTGCACTAACATTTGATCCAGTCCTATTCTGTCCACCCAAACTGTTACTTACAACGAAATGTTGATGTGAGGGAAGATTTGCTTCTGTTAAAGTTAATGAGTTATTCCCACCAGTATTACCTGCACTAAAATTATTACCTGCACCAATAACAAATCTATCCCTTAAATCAGGTGTGCTATTGTTACCGTCACAAAGAACAAACCCAGTTGGTACATTACTTGTATCACCATACCATAATATTATCATACCTGTTACAAAAGATTCAACTCCCGTAAGTGCTGATCCATCTCCTGCGAAAGAACCTGCAGTTAGTCTATTTGTACTTGGATTATATTTTAAATCAGTATCAACACGAATTGGATTATTACCACTACTACTTCCCACAAATGTTACAAATTGATCAGCATTTGTAGAGTTGAGATTGGTTCCTACATTTATTGAGTTTGCAACACTTGTCGTATTTGCATCTATCCAATTAGTTCCACTTCCAGTTGATGATAATAATTGTCCTGAATTTCCAACGTCACCACTTGCGTCATAAAAATTACCATCAACATAAAGACCCGTTCTTACAGTTGCCACTCCAGTAACATCTGCATTGCGACAAGTTATCTCATCTAATGTAATATCACCAGTAAATGTTACATCACTAGAAAATGTAGATGGTGAAGTAACATTAATTGACTTTACTGTTATATCATCACCTTTAAAATCATAAGTTAATTTACCATAGACATAAAGATTTTCAACACCTGAGTCACCAACGGTGTTCTGAAAACTAATACTCTCATCAGGTAATCTAGTCATAAGAACCTCTTCGCTGCTTCTTGTGCTGCTATCTGTCCTACTGGTCCTCCTACAGCACCACCTATAGCACCAGCAGCAATATTTGTTATGCCACCACCTGAAAATGGAGTAAGAGATTTGGCAAACGATAAAGTAGTCGCACAAGTTTTAAGAACTTTACACATATTACCCCTCTTTGGTCTACCTAAGTCAACTCTGGTTGATGTGACTTGAAAATCTTGAGTTTTACCTGGTTGAACATGACCTAATTGAATCTTGTTTGCTTGTAATGTTAACTGGTTTGTAGCATCTATACAAATATTTCTACCTTTTATCCTCACCATTCCATTATCGGCATTCACCGCAACATCACCATGATGCGTCATAAGTGTGAAACTTACTTCATTTGCTTTATTTTTAATACCAGTTTGAATCTCTAAAGTTTTTTCTGCTCTAATTGCAGACAATCCATTTTCGTATAGTGCTTGTTGATATACGACACCATTACCCGTAACAGAGTACAATTGATATCTTAATTGACCAGCTACACCAACCGCACCATTTGTTTCAATGAGAAAATTAGGTCCGAATACATCTAAAACTCTACTCTCAGTATTCTGAGATATTGGTTCATTTTGATTTTCTGTTTGTCCTGTAGCTATCATTAATATCCTCCTCCATATCCACCGCCGCCACTACTTGGTGGTGAACTTGGTGGTGGTGAACTTGGTGGTGGTGAACTTGGTGGTGGTGAA